AAATCAGCTTGGAATTCTTACAGATGACGGAGTTGCTCTTCGTGCAACATTTATAATTGATCCAGAAAATGTTATTCAGCATGTTACAGTAAACAATCTCAATGTTGGAAGAAGCCCAGAAGAGACATTGCGTATTCTTGATGCTCTTCAAACAGGGGAGCTTTGTGCATGCAACAGAAGTCTTGGTGGGGAAACTCTATAATGTGGGTTGAACAGCTGAAGGAATCTTTACCAGAATACGCTAAAGATATTAAATTAAACCTTGACGCTGTCATTAATCGTAGTGCGGTTGATCCAGAGCTAGCCACCCACCTAGCTTTGGCAGCCTCATTTGCTACTGGAAATGGCAAGCTTATTGCATTTATTGCCGCCTCTTCTACAAACGAGGTAGAAAAAAATGCAGCAATGACTGCTGGCGCCCTTATGGCTCAAAATAATGTATGGTATCCATATATTGAAATGGCAGATGATCCTAATTTAACAGGATTGCCTGCACAATTGAGAATGAATGCTATCGCATCGCATGGAGGCACAACGAAAGCTAATTTTGAAGCCTATTCATTGGCTTCATCAATTATTGGTAAATGTCATTTCTGTGTTAAGGCACACTATGATACATTGAAGCAAGAAGGGTTTAGCGTTGAGCAACTAAGAGATATTGGTAGAATTGCTGCAACTGTTAATGCCTTGGCTAAGATACTAAATTCTTAGTCGGATCGCCTCCCTAGCTCAGTGGTAGAGCATCCGCCTTGTAAGCGGAAGGTCGTCAGTTCAATCCTGACGGGGGGCTCGCCAAGTCCCTATAGCTCAGTTGGTAGAGCAACAGACTTTTAATCTGTGGGTCGTAGGATCGATACCTACTGGGGACACGCCCTTATAGCCCAGCGGTAGAGGCATACGACTTAAAATCGTAAAAGCGTTGGTTCGAATCCAACTTGGGGCACAGAAGGAGAATTATGATAAAAGATACTAATACTAGAAGCATATGCTTTGATGATGTACTGCTTGTCCCTAAAAAGTCAAGCATACCTTCAAGATCTTCCATATCAATTGAGTCTGAAATTGGAAACCCAAACCAACCTAAATCTGTTTTAAAATTACGTTCTCCATTTTTTATGGCTCCTATGGAGTTTATATCTAGCCCATTAATGATAAGTAAGCTGGTAAAATTTGGAGGCATAGGATTTATTCCTAGGCTTACACCCTTAGATGACAGGATGTTAAGATTAAAAAAAACAATTGAGGTTAGCGAAGGTCCAACCAACATAGGATTCTGTATATCTTCTTATGAGGTAGATAATGTCAACCTTATAGACAATTTAAACAAAAGTGGAGTAAAGATACTACTTGTAGATACTGCCCTTGGTCACTTAGATTTAGTTACTGAATCAATTAAAAAATTAAGAAAAAATGTTTCAGAAGATACTCATATAATGTGTGGAAATATTTCTTCATATGAAGCTTATGAGTCGTTAATGAATGCTGGGGCTGATTCTGTTAGGGTTGGAATCGGTGGCGGAGCAGCTTGTTTAACTAGAATAGTTACTGGTTTTGGAGTCCCAACTCTTTCATCTATAATGGATATATACGATAATGTTAAAGGGGATAAGATAAATGGTATAGTGGCTGATGGTGGAATAAAAAATAATGGAGATGCAGTAAAAGCTTTTGCGGCGGGAGCTAGTGGAATCATGATGGGTTCATTTTTTGCTGGGCATGATGAATGTGATAGGGGAGTCAATGGAGATCATATATTTAGAGGACTCGCATCCAGAGAGACACAATTAAATCAAAACCCAGATGCAATAAATAATTTAAAGGCACTTCATGTAGAGGGAGCTTCTGGGTCAGTTCACCATAAGGGATCAATTGACCATTCTATACAAATGCTTATAAATAACATTTGTAGCGGTTTGTCCTATTGTGGATCGCCAGATTTAAAACATTTTAGAGAAAACTCTACTTATATAGAGGTTTCTTCGCAATCAACTATTGAATCAAATAAGAGGATTTGATACAATATATATAGGTCGCCAATTGGGACCTAATTCATTTATTCGCTTAAGGAGGAATAATGGTAACACAATTTGCCATGGATCTTTTTAAAGATCCTTTTTTTATCGGCTTTAACAGAGAGTTAGAGCGTATCAACAATGTATATCGTGAAGCAACAAATCAGTCTTATCCGCCGTATGATGTGCTTAAGACAGGGGAAGACTCTTATGAGATTTCTTTAGCTGTTGCAGGATTTTCTAAAGAAGAGTTGTCTGTTAATATTGACAACGGTTCTTTGGTAGTCCAGGGATTAAAAGAGTCTGTAGTAGCACCTAAACCTTATTTACATAAGGGGATTGCTGCTAGAAAGTTTATTCGTACATTTGCATTATCTGAATATATGGAGGTGCAAAGTGCAGAACTGGTCGATGGAATTCTTAAAATTAATATTGAGAGAATCGTCCCAGAAGAAAAAAAGCCAAAAGCAATTAAGATCAAGTAATTAATTGCAAAGTCCTGAGCATGACTTAAAACTGCTCACAAAAGAAAAGAGAAAAGATTGATTATTCAAATTATTGGACTTCCTGGATCTGGTAAAACAACTTTAGCAGAAACATTAAAGGAAAAAATAAACGCAATACATTTAAATGCTGACTACGTCAGATCAACAGTTAATTCTGATTTAGGATTTAGTATAGAGGACAGAGTGGAACATGCTCGTCGTCTAGGAGAAATGTCCAGAATGCTTAGTGGACAGGGCTATGACGTAATCGTAGACTTTGTTTGCCCAACAAAGCAAACCAGGGATTCGTTTGGAAAGCCAGACATATTAATTTGGATGGACACAATTGCAGAGGGAAGATTTGAAGACACCAACAAACTATGGGAAGATCCAGAGGGAACTTACCTTTCGTTTATAGATCACCAAATGAATGCAGAAGAAAAGGCTTCTGCCGTAATTAAAACATTTAGGTTACATGATTGGTCTCAACCAACTACTTTGATGCTTGGAAGATATCAGCCATGGCATGAAGGGCATCATGCTTTATATATTGAGGCGGGAAAAAGAACAGATCAAGTTATGCTTGGTGTAAGAAATACATATAACACAAGTCCAAAAGATCCGCTTACATTTAATCAAGTAAAAGAATATATCGCTAAGGATTCTTTTATGGATGGATCAATGGTAGTAAAGATGCCTAATATCACAAACATAGTTTATGGAAGAGATGTCGGATATAAAATTGAACAGGTAAAGCTAGACGATAATATTGAAGCAATTTCGGCTACTCAAAAAAGAAAAGAGATGGGTCTATGAAAAAGATCAGATACATATGGTCTATAGTTAAAGATAGATGGATGAAGCCATATGATGATATTATATTAAGGTTTAACACAAAAGCAGAAGCAGGGGACCCATTGGTATGGAGGGTATTTGTTAATGGAAATCAAAGTTTAGCAAGTGACTTCGAAATACATGGATATGTTTATGCAGTTTCTTCTGAATATGAAGGTGACACTAAGTATAATGTTGGATGCAAGGGAAGAATTAGATGGGAAGGAACAAAAGCGATAATCCTTACCGCTAAAAAGCAGCCAGAGGTTTCTTTTTAATGCCTAGATATGAGTATGCATGTATAGAATGCGATTTCGGTATGGAAGTAAGCAAAACATTTGAAGAGGCAGATACCTTAGAATTTTGTGAAAAATGTGGCAATCAAATGAATAAAGTTTACGGAACAGTCGGAGTTCAATTTAAAGGCACTGGTTTTTACAAGACAGATAATCCTAAATAGTTAAATGATATAATTAACTAAATAAACAAAACGTTTGTTTAGGAGTTATAGTTGACTAGGACTAAAGCATGGAGATTATCTTTAGCCGCCATTTTAGGCTTTGGTTGGCTATTTATAACTCCTGCCTATAGCGATGATCCATTAAGTTTAGCCGCTCAAGAAATACAAGAATTAAATGATAGCGTAGCTGACTTAAACTATAAAACAGAATTTCAATCATTAATAGACATAGCGGAATCTAAATATGACGATGCAGTAGACGCAAAGGATGCGAGAGACGATGCTGCAGATGTTTACAATTCAGCAGTAGAAGCAGAGGCCACAGCATTAAACGAAAAGCTTTTGGCTCAAACTTCAGTAGATGGACAGACTGTTACTGTGGCTATAAAACTACAAGAAAAAAATGATGCTCAATCAGCATTAGATATATCAGCAGTAAATTTAGCAACAGCAAATACTAATCTTCAAACTGCTCAAAATGCTGTAAACAATGCTGGATCAGCAGGGTTACAATATACTGTTTATCATCTATTAAGAGATGGCTATGTTAACGGGCAGCATATAGCGGTACCTGGCTCTGTCATATGTACAGGTGTCTGGAATTCAAACTCCATGAATCTTCCAGTTTGCGGATACTACGAAGACATTATTGTTAAATTTACTGGCAAAATTACAGTACCATCAGATTGGACAAACGTATACTTTGCTGGATACACAGACGACGGATTTAGAATGTATGTAGATGGCAACCTTGCTGTAGACAATTGGGTTGAACAGGGCGCTACATGGAGCGCCTATTCTCCAATATATAATGTTAGCCAAGATAAAACTTTAGATGTAGAAATATGGTGGTATAACGGCGGTGGCCCAGGATCTTATCATCTCGGATGGTCAATTCCAGGTGGGTGGACTGGTGCAGGATGTGCTTATACTGGTGGATGGGGAGTAGGATTTAGTTGTAACCTTAATACATTTTCTTATGGATCAGGTGCAACACAACAACAATTAGATAATTTGTCTGCAGCGCAGGCAGCAAAAACGGCTGCACAACAAGATTATAATACTAAATTAGCAATACGTAACACTAAAGTATCTGAATATAATTCTGCTAATTCAGCTTTAACAACTCATAATCAAACTTTAACAACTAAAACAACTGCTCATAATGCTGCAATTATAAACACAGCAAATAAATTACAGGATAAAGAAGATACAATAGATGCATATGATCAATCAATTATAGATTTAAATAATTCTATTGATAATGCTTGGAACTATTATGATGAGCAAATGGCTAGAGAAATTGCTACTGCATTAGCACAAGCCGCTGCTGCTGCTGCTAACCAGCCAACGCCAGAACCAACGCCAGAACCTTCCCCAGAGCCAACAGAAGAGGTTACTCCAGAGCCAAGCCCTGAGCCTTCTCCTGAGCCATCGCCTGAGCAAACTGAATCAGTCGATCCCACTCCAGAACCAAGCCCTGAAACCACAGATGAGGCGACGCCAGAGCCAACTCCTGAACCTGAGCCATCTCTAGAGCCTTCACCAGAGCCTTCACCTCAGCCAACGGATATAGATCCAGAGCCAACTCCTGAACCAGAGCCAACTCCGACTGAACCTTCTGAAGAATCACAAGACAATGTTATCATAAAGGATGAAGAGTTACTAGAGTTAATTCCAGAAAAAGGAACTGGAACTTCAGAAGATCTCACTTCAGTTATAGCTAATTTAACAAGCAAGGATAATAAATTAGTTACATTGAGTCCAGAGCAAGTTTCTGCTGTTAGCCAGACATTAGTTGCATTAACAAATGAGGCAAAGATCGAGGTCGCACAAGACCTTGGCATTAAAGCAACTGAAGTTGCTGTAATTGCAGAAGCAATGAAGTCTAATCCAGAATTAGCCACAGCATTTGTTGAATTTAAGGATAGGGAAGCAGCAGCAGAAGGCGCCACCATGCCTTACACATTAGCTGACGCTACCACAGAAGTACAGACAGAAGCATTTTTGGCGGACCCAATAGGAGCAGTTTTAGATATAGATTTAAGTAAAGTTTTAAGCCCATCAGAATGGGGCAAGGATATGACAGATGACCAAAGAGAAAAGGCACAGGAAGTCGTCATACCAGTAATTATTGCAAGTAATATCGTGGCTGCAGCCATGACTAGGAGGATATAATGAAAATAATAAAGGCTATTTTAAATTATGCCTGGGAAGTAATTAAGGAAAGCATAGCCCAAATATTTACCCTTCTAGGGTTTTTTATTGCTTGGCTTACCCTTACAGGAACCGCCCAGCAGGTAGTTGGCGTGGCAACATTAATTGCTACGGTTATTTGGCTAGCTACAATCCCTTTAAGAAAAGAAGAGTAAAATGATATAATGGAGGCATGAGAAAATTAGGTGCCTCATTAGCTAGTATAATGCTAGCCTTCACAGTTACATCGTGTAACTTTGATGGTTCATTCCGATATGAATGCCAAGACCCAGCAAACTGGGAAAAGGCAGAATGTAATCCTCCAATTTGTGAGACTACTGGAACCTGTTCTAGAGATTTAGTTGGACAGGAAGTATGGGATGAGTACCAGAAATCAAAGGTAAAGAATGGCTAAAGAAAGATTAACCCCACAAGATCTTGATGCAAGACTAAAATTTATTCTTGGCATCACTCTTGGAACAATTTTATTGTGTACATCTTTAGGAATTTTGTACGCTCTTATATTTGTAACACAGCCAATTGGAGCACAATCAGAAAACGATAAAATGTTTTTCAATGTTCTTGGCAGCGTTGCAACATTTATCACAGGAACTCTTGCAGGTTTGCTAATTGGTCAGTCTGGTGCTAAGGATGTTATGGCAGCACAAATGGCAAATAAAGAAATAGATGCAAAAAATACTCAGGCAGACAAGAAGCTTGAATCAGAATTAGAAATTAATGAACTAAAGGCTGAAGTAGAAGCTGATGCCGTTAGAGCAAGATTAGACGCAAAGCCAAATGACCAAATGCCAGCAGAGCAACCAGTAGATACTGACTGGGACAAGGATTAATCATGCCTTGGAACATTAAGCAGGGCGCAGCAGGATGCAAAGGTTATGCTGTTGTAAAAGAAGGCACAAACGAATTAGTTGGATGCCATGATAGCGAAACAAAGGCTAAGGCGCAATTAAGAGCACTTTATGCTAATGAGGTTGAAAAAGCCAACCCATGTTGGGAAGGTTACGAAATGGTAGGCTGGAAAAACAAAAATGGGAAACGGGTTCCCAATTGTGTTCCTAAAGTTAAAAAAGGAATTTTCGGAAGAGGTAAAAACTAATTATGTCAAATGATTTTGCAGTACCAGCAGAAACAGAAAAGGCTCCAAAAGGTAGCGCAGCTAGATTGATACAAGTTGCTAAGTCACAAGTTGGATACATTGAAGGTCCAAAAGATAATGAGACAAAGTACGGAGCATTTACTAAGGCTAATTTTCAACCATGGTGTGGATCATTCGTAATGTGGTGCGCTGATCAAGCTGGAGTAAAGGTTCCAAATACTGTCTATACCCCAGGAGGCGCAGCAGCATTTAAGAAATCTGGAAGATGGATAGACGTAGATTTAGCTGATCCAGAGCCAGGGGATATTGCATACTTTGATTTTCCTGGAGACGGAGTAGATAGAATTTCACATGTTGGAATTGTCGTAGAAGACAATGAAGATGGAACCGTATGGTGCATTGAAGGGAATACTTCAAGCAGCAAAAAGGGTAGCCAAAGAAATGGCGGAGAAGCTTGTAGACAACTTCGTGCATTTAAGAAAAATAAAAAGGGTGTCCAAGTTTCTATAGTAGGATTTGGAAGACCTAAATTTAAAACTGTCGGTGGCGGCGGTTCAAGCAATAACATGGCATAATGAATAAGTATACGGTCAAATTAGAGGTTGTGGCAGAGGTAGAAGCCTTTGACGAAGATGATGCAAAAGATTATATTACCGACATATTTGGCACGGATGACGAAATAAAATCAATAAAGATAACAAGCATTAAAGAAAAATAGTTGACAAGCGCTATTTGATTCCTGTATAATATTATATAGGTCTAAAACATACAAATTGGACAAATGTTACATTTATATGAAAATGGAGTAGAAATACTCATGAAAAGGCTAGAAAATAAAAAGCTTGATTCATATTGGAACAATTACAATCTAATAGTGTGGAAAAAGGATCAAGGCGGATTCTCTAATACCAAGGGTGTATTTAGAAATAATAACTGGGGAATCGCTGATGAGTTTCCAGTTAGTCAAAAAGGAACTTGGATACTACCGCTAAAATATGTCAAATATTTTAAATGAATTAAATTCAGATGAAGACAATATTCAATGGTGGCATTTAGCAGCTTGCCAAGGAATGGATACTAATTTATTTTTTGACAAGTATGAGATTGATATTAATATGGCAAAAGCAATAGATCAGTGTTGCCTATCTTGCCCTGTTATACAGATGTGTCATAAGTCAGGAATAGAAAACAATGAATACGGTGTATGGGGCG